CGCGTGTTTTTTTTTCTTTTTTTTTCTCCTTAACCACTAGTTTAAGGCCTACTCATTGGCCAATATCTACTAATGGAAGTACACTTTTAAAATTATTCACTTTCTTCCCTACGGATCTGGATCATAATTCAACCCAACAAGTTCCTCCGATGGGAAGTTTCGTAAGTCCCATTTTTTCCTATCGACCACGTTCTTTGCAATAAGCACCTCTAGTTTCGGGAATCCGTTCTGTAGTTCCGAAAGAGTCATTTTCCCCTTCCGTAAATACTGGGACAGATCTCCTCCCTTTTTAGATTGAAAGTGCTCGAACAGTACATCATTAATATCTGTTACTCGCGTACCGATCATGCGCAACCCTAGCATAAAAACGTCTCGCAAATACTGGTACGAATCCATATTCGCGGCATATGAATCATAAGCCATCCCCATGGATGATAACATAACATCCATCACATTCCTGCAAGGGTCTGGTTCACGCCCATAGACTAATCGGAAAACATAATCGGAAATTGGACGCCACGCCAGCAATCGAGGTTGACCCTTGCCCCGCCATGGATTCTCCACTAACCGTCGGTGTAAAAAAGAGCAGCCATCAATGATAACAGCACCACTCTTTGACACCTCAGACACTAGCGGTCTATCCAACTTGACATCCTTAAAGCGCATTCCGAAAAACTGACCCGCCCACGCTATATAACGATCAAAGCCGAACCAGTCTTGCAGCGTTCTAGGGCATCTATGGATCAAATCATCCCCATAAACTATCATTATAAGCTGAAAATGCAACAATGCTTCTGTTGCCATATGTGCTGTGTCCTCAGACGTCATCTGTGATATCTCATAACAACACCACAGACAAAACAATAACAGTGACACCCACGAATCGGCCTGCGACGTCACTACTGAACCGGAAGGCACCCCTCCGTAGACAATAACCCAAATACCCGCATAAACATGGGTAATCCGGGTAATCAACCAATCAAAGATAGTCTTCAACATCCTTTTGTATACAGACCACGAAGGCGTATCTTTTTTATAATAAATGCCACCATGTGCTATAAAAAACTCCAGCAAAACACGATGCAGTGATTGGTCACAATTAATCAAATCTCCCATGGAATAAACAGCCGCAGATGGGTTATCCCAATCATAGTTCAGTAATTCTGCTATCCGATCACCCCCACCATAAGACCAGGTATGACCTATGCATATATACCCTCGTTCCAAGTTTTGCCTTAACGTGAAAAGAACGCGCTCCGTCAACGATTCCTCATCACTCGGTATCACAAAAAAACGGAACTTATCTGCATACTTTTGATAATCCTCCTCCGACCTTTTATCAAATTTACAATACGTCTCATCCTTCCCTTTCATAACCCAGGCCTTATTCCTAAGCACAGGTTCCCCATGCGCACTTTCCCTTAACATACGATTCACATTCTTCACTGCCCGCTCGTGCGATTCAAATTTCTTACCACGAGGACTGACATAGATAGGAATACCAGTTTTTGTTTGGGTCTGCAACTCGGGACCTGGTGCGTCCCCTGAGCTTGCCCCAAGGTATATGGTCGTGATATATTCCGAGTCCGTCTCAAACTCATAACGGCCAAAATATTGCCTTGTACCCAATATACGATACAACATGTCTAATGCCTTCGGCATTAAGGGCGCAAGACTCCTTGCATACTCATTTAAATACTTCACGTCTCGCCCGTATATAGCCGTTTGCTTAGAAAATTTCGATGAATGCAAATCAGCCAATGCGGACCGGGTGTATGGCTTATCAGTCGTCAGCCCACCCATCGCCAAATTGAGTGGAGAGGCCCTACGAGCTGCCAACTCCCCCAAAGAGGGCAACACCGTATCTTGTTTCCATGTCTTGCCATCCGCAATTCGCCACACCCGCTCATACAAGTCTGCTTCATTATATCCAACACCACGACGAGAAAAATACAGAACATCTGCCATCTTAAAAAGTCCCATCACCTCAATTGTCGGTAATGGTAACTCAGACGGCTGCGTTGTATTCTGGGTGTAGAAATGAGGAGGTATACGCGTCAGGTTCTGAAAGGCACCCACATCTAAACGTAACGCAGTCAACACACTTTGCATATCTTTTTTGATCGGCACAAAATCGACCGAATAATCAAAATTCGTTGCAATAATTGCCATTGCATAGATGAGCATATCTTGTTTAGTCTGTCGAATTCCTGAACTATACCGTGGCGAGTTAACTGACATACTCTCAAGCTGTACTGGCAATACAATCTTAAAATCGCACTCACATGTCTCATGATCTTTTTGATCGCATTCCTTATTGGACCATTCATATTTCAACATTTTTGCGTTCTTGTCTTTAAAGAATAACTTCCCTAACACTGGGTACCGCGGGCCTAATAAACGGGATAAACGTTGAAACGCGTAGTGCTCTCCTGTTACTAATGGAGCCGACGTTCTAT